AACTTGTTCAGGACGATTTTAAGTTGGCCACAGCGGCCGATATCGTTGCTGATCCATCTGCACCAAATGCCTTTGTACAGGGCATTATGGAAAATGCAGAATGGATTCTAACCGATACAGGTTGGCAAGAAGTTCACGTTGATCAAGCAAAGAAGATGATCAGAGAAGCTTCAAAAAATGAAATTGAGGCAGTAGCACTACGTCTCTTTGAAAACTTTATATCAAAACTTTAAAAATTATAAATAACATAGAAACAAGGAGTATTCTAATATGGGTAAGTCATTAACAGAAGTAGCAAAGGCTATCTTGATGAATGAATCTAACGATTCAGCACCAGATGCCGGTGCTAAGTCTTCAAATCCAAATATGGCAACTTTGAAGCCAGGCGGCGGCACAAAGGGTGGTGTCGAACCATCTCCAATGGGCAACCAGGCCACTTTAGTTGCAGATGCACCAAAGAAGCCAGGCGAGGGTTCTAACGTTGGTGCTTCCGCATCTACAATGAAGCAAGACACATCTCAGGCTTCACCCTCACGCAAAGGCGCGGTAGCTGCTATGCCTCCTCAAAAGGAAGTAATGGAAGAAGACCTAGAAGTTGAAGATGAAGTTCTAGAAGAAGAGTCAGACGTTGAAATGACCGAAGAGCTACAAGAGTTCATTGATACTCTAGTTGCCGAAGGATACGACGAAGATCAAATCATTGCAGCTATCGAAGAAAACTTCGATTTTGTAACCGAAGAAACCGAAGAAACAGAAGAAGAAACTGCTCCAGTACAATACGATTACGAAGTAGACATGAACGAACATGTCGAAGCTCTATTTGCTGGTGAAGAACTTTCAGAAGAATTCCAAGATAAGGCAAAAACAATCTTCGAAGCTGCTGTTGTAGCTAAGATGCAGTCAGAAATTGCCCGTCTAGAAGAAGCTTATGCGGCTGCTCTTGAAGAAGAAGTTGCTTCTATCCAAGAAGAGCTATCAAACAACGTTGATGATTACCTAAACTACGTAGTAGAACAGTGGGTATCAGACAACGAAGTTGCTATCGAAGCAGGTCTTCGTTCAGAACTAACAGAAGATTTCATCTCTGGTCTTCGTCAACTATTTGCTGAACACTACATCGACATTCCAGAAGAAAAGGTTTCTGTGATTGAAGAGCTAGGTTCAAGAGTTGAAGAACTAGAAGGAAAACTAAATGAAGAAATTGAACGCAATGTAGAACTTTCAAAGGTTCTATCTGAAAGCACAAAGGAATCAGTACTACACGATATGACCGAAGGTCTAACAGCAACTCAGGCCGAAAAGCTTAAGTCTCTTGCTGAAGGCGTAGAGTTTGTTGATGCTGATACCTTTGCAACAAAGGTTCAGACATTACGCGAAAATTATTTCCCATCAGGTGTCAAGGCTCAGACTGAACTGGATACAATTATTCCAGGTACAGAAGGTCAGACAATGATTGCTGAAGAATCAAACACACCAATGAGCAAGTACGTCCGCGCTCTTGGTAAGTCACTTCCAAATTAACGGAAAAATATAAATAATACTAAGATATCTCAAAAGGAGAATTTAAATGTATCTTACAGAACAATTAGAACAGAAGTGGGCACCGGTCCTAGACCACGAAGGTGCTGGCAAGATTGGTAACGCATACAAGCGCGCAGTTACAGCCATTATTCTTGAGAACCAAGAAAAGGCGATGGCTGAAGAAGGCCGTATGCTTAACGAATCTGCTCCAACAAACGCAACATCTGCAACATACGTTCAGAACTACGATCCAATTCTTATCTCATTGGTTCGCCGTTCTCTACCAAAGTTGATTGCTTATGACGTTTGCGGCGTTCAGCCAATGACAGGCCCAACAGGCTTGATCTTCGCTATGCGCTCAAAGTATGCCGCTCAGAACGGCACTGAAGCTTTCTTCAACGAAGCTAACACCCGCTTTACATCAGCTAACAAGGCTGGCGATACAGTCGGTGGTTCTCTACAGACAGGTTCAAATCCAGTATCAAACGTACTAGATACAGCCGCTTTCACAACAGCTAACGGCATGACAACTGCTTCTGCTGAAGCTCTTGGTGACGCTGCTGGTAACCTATTCGCAGAAATGGCATTCACCATTGAAAAGGTAACTGTAACAGCCCGCTCACGCGCTCTAAAGGCTGAGTACACAATGGAACTTGCTCAGGATCTTAAGGCTGTTCATGGTCTAGATGCTGAAACAGAACTAGCCAACATTCTTTCAACAGAAATTCTTGCTGAAATCAACCGTGAAGTCATTCGTACAATTTACGAACAGGCTGTTATCGGCGCTGCTTACGGCACAACTTCTGCTGGTACATTCGATCTTGACACAGACTCAAACGGCCGTTGGTCAGTTGAAAAGTTCAAGGGTCTAGTATTCCAGATTGAGCGTGAATGTAATGCTATCGCCAAGGCAACAAGACGTGGTAAGGGTAACACCCTAATCCTATCTTCTGACGTTGCTTCTGCTCTAGCAATGGCTGGCGTTCTTGACTACACACCTGCTCTTAACGTTAACCTAGAAGTTGACGATACAGGCAACACCTTCGCTGGTGTTATGCACGGTCGTATCAAGGTATACATCGATCCTTACTTCGGTGGTTCATCAAACGGCGACGAACTATGTCTTGTTGGCTATAAGGGTACTTCACCTTATGACGCAGGCCTATTCTACTGCCCATACGTTCCTCTACAGATGGTTCGCGCTATCGGTCAGGATACCTTCCAGCCAAAGATTGGTTTCAAGACCCGTTACGGCATGGTAGCAAACCCATTCGCACAGGGTACATCTGCTGGTCTTGGTGCTCTTACACCACGCACCAACAACTACTACCGTATCTTCCGCGTTCGCAACCTTATGTAATCATAAGGCGCCAAAGCGCAGAAACAAGATCGGGGCAGCAGCAATGCTGCCCTTTTCTTTTATATAAATACCCTCAGAGGTGATCTATGACAACAAATTCATTTTCTACAACAATACCACAGAATAGTAATTTCTTACAATCGACAAAGTATAACTTTGTTATACCTAATTTGCCGTTTGCTAGATACTTCTGTCAGAGTATCAACCTTCCTGGTGTCACTTCCAATGAAGTTGAAGTGCCTACTCCATTCTCAAATACATATCGTCATCCAACAAAAATGACATATGAGCCATTCTCATTATCATTTCTAATCGATGAAGATATCAGAGTGTGGGAAGAAACATATAAATGGATCGTATCACTAACTCGCCCTGAGAGTGGCGATCAGTACATAAAGAATGTTAACAAGGATGTTTCTCCATATCAGGACGGCATTCTAACTATCAATACCAATGCAAACATTCCAAATATACGTATCAAGATTAAGAACGTTTTTCCCGTATCTCTGAGTGGTATTCAATTTGGTACCATGAATTCAGCAGATACAACACCCACGGCCGACCTAACTTTCAGATACGATCTTTTCGAAATCGTAAGAATCTAGTTGACATTTATCTAAATCTGTTGTATAGTAATATACATTTTTTGTAATGGAGAAGCTATGAAGCCGCCAGTGAACATTGAAGTGCTTATGGAAGAATGGTCTAAGGATGCTGGTTACGACGAGACTGAACCTCAAAAAGCTGTTGCTAACATTCCTAAACTACACGCGAAATACTTGCGTATAATGACACATCACAACTTGATTGTCAAGAAGCTTTCTGCTGAATATAACTCTAGGCGTAAGATCAAGTGGGAATATTACTCTGGTGATCTAAACAATCCAGAAGACCTTGCACAGTATGGCCTAGAGCCAATGATGAAAAAGGTTCTACGCGCGGATCTACCACACTATCTAGACTCGGATACAGAACTAAATAACATATTATTAAAAAAAGTCATGCATGAAGAGATTGTAGACTTCTGCAAATCTGTTTTAAAAGAACTGAATAACAGAACTTTTCAAATCAAAGCATACATGGATTGGGAACGGTTTATAGGTGGGCAGTAAGATTATCATTAGAAACGTGAACGAAGCTTATGTCGGTATTGTCTGTGATGACGGTGTTGCATATGAGCTTCGTGAAAACTTTACATTCCAGGTGCCAGGGTATCAGTTTACTCCACAATACAAAGCACGACTCTGGGATGGAAAGATACGTTTGTTTGATATCCGGACGAAACAACTCTATCGTGGTCTAGTACCGTACATAGCTAAGTTTTGCGAGGAAAGAAACTATGAATGGGATTATGAAAATGAGGATTTCGATGAAGAGTTCTCATTAGCGGAAGCAAAAGAATTTGTAGAAAAACTAAGGCCGAAACATGCTCCAAGAGATTATCAGTTGGATGCATTTGTTCACGCAATTCGTACACGAAGGTCTTTACTTCTTAGCCCCACTGCAAGTGGTAAGTCTCTTATTATTTATCTTCTATCTCGTTTTCTCAAACATAGAGGGTTGAAGAGAGGTCTTATCATTGTTCCTACTGTTTCTCTGGTAGAACAGTTAGCGGGCGACTTTAAAGAGTATAGTGAAACGAATGGTTGGGACGTTGCTGCAAACGTACATAAAGTTTATCAGGGTCAGGACAAGGACACAGACAAGTTCCTGACGATTTCAACTTGGCAGTCTTTGTACAAGATGCCAAAACGATGGTTCGCACAATTTGATTTTGTAATCGGAGATGAAGCTCATCAGTTTAAGGCCAAATCTCTAACAGATATAATGACAGGACTCACGAATGCAAAATATAGAATTGGAACGACTGGTACTCTCGATGGTACTAAGACACACAAGCTTGTCCTTGAAGGATTATTTGGATCCGTCAGAAAAGTCATCACAACAAAAGAACTTATGGATGCAAAACACCTGGCTGAGTTCCAAATCAAGTGCTTACTTCTTAGACACGGTGAATCAATCTGTCAGGCAAGTAAGAGTTTTACCTATCAACAAGAAATTGAATACCTTGTTCTTAATGAGTCCCGTAACAGATTTATTAGTAACCTCGCAGTATCCCTCGACGGAAATACCCTCGTCTTATTCCAGTACGTTGACAAGCACGGAAGAATACTCCATGAGCTTATCTCCAAGAAAGTTGGATCAGATAGAAAGGTCTTTTTTGTAAGTGGTGAAACAGATGTGGACATACGCGAAGAAGTTCGTAAGATCGTTGAGTCGGAAACAAACGCTATTATTGTGGCTAGTTTTGGTACTTTTAGTACTGGTATCAATATACGGAATTTACACAACATCATATTTGCTTCTCCTTCTAAGTCTCGCATACGCAATCTACAATCTATTGGCCGAGGACTAAGAAAGTCAGATACAAAAGAATCAGCCCAGTTGTTCGACATTGCAGATGATATGCGTTATAAGAAACATGAGAATTACACCCTGAAGCACTTTGCTGAACGTATAAGAATCTATACAGAAGAGAAGTTCAATTTCAAGGTATACAAGATTGAATTGAAAGGATAATACCTATGCACCAACCCGTATCAGATATCTATCATCTGAGGCTAAACACCGGTGAAGATTTAATATCAGAAGTTATTTTTGGAGAAAATGAACCTGGTAAAGAAAATCATATTATGCTCTTAAACCCAATGAAGATTATATGTATGCCTACAACAAAGAAAGGCTTCATCTCTTTATCTCTAATGCAATGGGTATTCTCTAAGATCACATCCGAGCAGAAGTTTAATGTATTCAGTAGAGACGTTTTAACAATGTCTCATCCTAATGAGAACTTGAAAGATTACTATCTAGAGACGGTTGTATACTTCAACAAGAAGAACGGCACCGATCTTGAAGATTCAGATTATCTTGAAAGATTGGAAAAAGAGTTGCAAGCTGTAGAAGAATCTGATAAGATGGTTGACGACGATTTAATAAGTGAAGACTTACAAGATATAATATCGGATTTCATTAACTCGCTATCATCAAACAATAAAGGAACATTACACTAATGGCTATAACCAAAGATACAGTTACCGAATTAGATGAAACTAATGATTTTGGATTTACGTTTCATAATGAGGAAGAGATTGTTACATCATCTGGTGTTCCAGATGAAGTGGAACTACTGAAGAACAGATTAAGGACTTTAAGAAAGACTTATCTGCCATTGCTTCAGCATCTAGCTAAAGATCCAGATAAGCCAATGATCAAGTGGCCTAATAGAAAAGATGTGCTGGATAAGCAGATGAAGAGGATGATTGAACTAACCGAGGTATAGCTATAGTTATTCATATCATAGCGGACATACCTAATATACTCAACTGTCAACCCTTTGTCAAGAGAAAAGTGCATGATTACCAAGAAAACACCAGTACACTACGTAGACAATAAGAAATTCTATGAAGAGATCGTAAAGCACCAAGAAAAACTTCAAGAAGCAAGAGCCGCAGGCCTTGAAGATCCAAGACTATCTAACTATATTGGAGAGTGTGTCTATAAGATTGCTAAGAACCTTTCCAATAAACCTTGTTTTATGAATTACTCTTACAGAGAAGAAATGGTATCAGATGGAATAGAAAACTGTATACTATACTTCAATGACTATAACCCAAACATCACAAAGAATCCATTTGCCTATTTTACACAGGTCATATACTTTGCCTTTCTGAGGCGTATAAACAAGGAAGAGAAGAATCGATACATCATATATAAGAATTTCCAAGAAACAATCATTAACAATGGTCATGCAGGATTTCTGGTAGACGGTGACGATAATCATGCGGTATCTGTAAATCTGTATGATAACATCAATGATTTCATGGCAAAGTTTGAGAAGAAAGAAGCAGTGAAGAAAGAGAAGAGAAAGATGGCTAAAGAAGGCCTAATTCAGTTTTATGAGGAAGAAACAGATGAGCAACGAAGTACCGTTTCAAATTGAACATTTGATCAACAGTCTTCTTAACAAGAATGAAAATGTTCACATTCGTGGAAACTATAGACAAAGGTTGGTAAACATACAAGAAGCACTTGACAAAGCGATAAAAAAGTACGATAATGAGCTTTATATCTCCAATACACAAGGAAAGAAAAAGCGGGCATAATGGCTAAAGTACTAATCCTTACCGATACACACTGGGGAGTCAGAAATGATTCCCCAGTTTTCTTAGATTATTTCGAGAAGACTATGGAAGAGTTTGTGATACCATTTATTCTTGAGAATGATATCAAGCATGTGATCCACGCTGGTGATCTTGTAGACAGGCGCAAGTATATCAATGTGAATACGGCCCATCGGCTTCGCCATGATTTTCTCATTCCGCTAAATGAGCTGTGTGAAACACATATCATTGCTGGTAATCATGATGAGTATTACAAAGACACATATCGCGTTAACTCTCTTGAAGAGTTTGTTGCTGGCCGCTACAAGAACATTAACACTTATTCCAGCCCGACAACCATAACGATTGATGGATTTGAATTCTTTCTGCTTCCTTGGATTACAAAAGAATCAGAGAAAGATTGTTATGATGCAGTAGAGAAGTCTAATGCTTCAATTTGCATTGCTCACTTAGAGCTAGATGGCTTTGAAATGCAGAAAGGTATGTTATCAGATCATGGATGGAATCACAAAGTTTTTGGAAGGTTTGATAGCGTCCTTACTGGCCATTATCATCACCGTAGCACTCGGGATAATATTCATTACATTGGTGCTTTGTGTGAGCATATATGGTCTGATTATAATGACCCTCGCGGGTTCATTGTATTTGATACAGAAACCCGTGATATGGTATTTCATCGCAATCCTTTCCGTATCTTTCATATGGTGGCTTATGATGATGTAAAGAATCCAGATATTCTTGAGAAGATCAACTCTACTGATTATTCGAAGTACAAGGATTGTTACGTTAAGATTGTTTGTGTTAACAAGACCAATCCATATGCATTTGATATGCTGCTAGATAAGCTATACAAGGAACAACCAGCAGACATTTCCATTGTTGAGGATGTTAACAGCTTCA